GAGAAGCGGGCGGCTGAGAATGACTGAAGCCAATGAACTGCTGTCGGCACAGCGGCTCCCAAGCCGCGACTTCGCCCACACGTGGACGGAAGAGGACCAGTTCGACCAGGACTTGTGGACGTGGCACGATGCGCACCACGAGCCCACCCGCTACGCGGTGTGTGTGATCTGCTGTGGCGAGATGGAGTCCTATCGGACTCAGGTGATCGCTGAGAATGCAGCGGTCTACAACTACGCCAAGGATCTAGATCGGGAGATAGCGCGTCAGCGCGCTGCTAGCCAGGAAGTATAGATTTATTGAGGGGCGGCTACGTCCGTCCCTCTTTATGTCCGTACTGCCAACAGAGAGGTAAGGAATGTTCATCTACATTTTGGAGAGTGTCCACCGGGCATCTGACAACTACCACGATGGTGGTTCTGTTGTTGTGGTTGCGGAAGATCGCAACCACGCCGAGCAACTGATCAACGCAACTCCCTTCGTGGAAGTCACGGAGACGGACTGGGAGGGTGTGAGGTTCTACCCCTTGGAGGGTCCAGTGAAGCCCGAGGTCATCGTCTTCCCGGATGCGGGGTGCTGCTGATGACACAGGATCAGATGTACCAGCATTTGACCAATCAGATTTTCGCACTGCACATGACCGTGCTGGGGCTGTTTGTGATCACAGTAGGATGCATCTTCAGCAAGAAGAAATGAGAAAAGCCCCCACCTTTCGGTGGGGGCAACTCACTTCATCTGTGTTCTCAACTGGAACTCATGCTGCCTGTCAAATGCCAGGCAGATTACTTGGTGCATGTATCGCTGGCACCACTCGACATGCTCAGGCAAACAGGTGTTGGGGATCACGTGCGTGCGTGTGCACGCCTCAAAGCTGTAGTCTGTCACGGCACGTATAGTCCTGCTGGTGTCTGGTCGTTCATATAGGATTCCCAGGCATCGGCAAGTGTATACGTCAGTTGGAGGGCATCCTCATAGGATGCCATAAGGCGAGGGACAAGTTCTATCATGGTGCGGATAGCCATCCGCAAGTCCTGATTGTCTTCGTTGATCTCGTACCAGTGGGTGTCAAGCCAACTGAGCAGATACTCAAGAGACTTTTCAAGCTCCGCCTTGTCGTTCACCAGTTCAAAGGTGAGAGAATGATTATCCTCCATGGATAAGTCTCGCTTTCTCCACAATGCCTAGAATCTGACTGACAATTCCTCTGGCGTGGTCCTCAAGACAATCGACACACCAAGGGCAACAAAGGGATTTGCTGTCCTGCAAGAATGACACCAGATCTCTTACAAGGGCATATTCATTCTGTGGCATCGAACATATCCTTTGTGAGTACGGTCACGCTGCCGGACCAAAGCGGGACCTTCTTTCCTTGCATCCAAGAGCTGTCGCTCTTGTCAGTGTCCACTGTGATGGCGCCCGACTTGCCTATGTTTGACACGATTCCCATGCGCCAAGTGGGGTACTTAGTTGCACTACGCGTGATCACCTTGGCACCTACAGTGATTGGCGTTCCTCGCCAATCCTTGATCTCAGTTGTCAAGAATCTGAATCTCTCTAATAAGTTCCTCAAGCTTGAGGAACAAATCGCCAACAGCCTTTTCGACATTCCGAGCTGCGCGGCGGACTTCCTGAGTCCCGCCATTCACAATGATAAAGTCAATGTTCGAGTCAGCAATCTCGATTGCCTTCTCAATATCATTGGCCATCATCTCGTAAGCATTCATCCTTCTCCATCCCAGGCACTTCTGGTTTCTGCCATAGCGGCTGCATTACTAACACGGTGCGACCTTCGAGGCGACGGATTCTCGCCTCCCAAAAGCTCTTGTAGGCGCCTAAGCACGCGATCCACGCGACCACGAGCGGCACCGTCAGTAAGGGCCAGATGAGCAGCCACGTTAGCATAACCAGCCTCCTCTTCAGGATCTCCGTGGAAGGCCCACCAGATCAGTTGCCACTCGGCACCTGTAAGGCTCTCCAGCGCCGCTGTGATGTCCATGAAGGCGTCAGACTCTGTGTAGCTCTCCGGAGTCTCCATGCCTTCTAGAACGAGCGGGAGAACCCGCCGTAGGGTCTTGAGGCTGTAGAAGTAGAGATCTTCCATGCGGTAGCCGAGAAACGCTGCCTTCTGCTTCTGCCCGTACAACGAGCAGGATTTGTAGATCATGCCCCAGAGACGCTTAGCGTCGCCGTTGGCGACGTGAGTCTGAAACTTGCGCGGGTGCTCTAGTGTAGCCAGATACCCCTGTTGGAGCATGTCCTCGAACGGAACATAGCCGTAGAACGAGCCAGCCGCCTTGCGGGCGGCTGACTGAATCGTCTTCGTCACCTTATCCTGTGACAGAGGTTCCGTCAAAGCTTCGGGTGTCTCGGAACCATCCACTGCATCCGTTGCACTGGTACTGCTGGTATACTCTAGTACTGGCAACCTTGAATCCTCTCTTCTGGTAGCTCGTAGAAGCGCAGCGCGGGCACGCGATGCCTACCCTGTCATCCTCATAGAGCAGCACGTTGGGGTGCCCTGGGATCCATGGCAGTAGCTTGTCGTAGAGCTGTTCTGTAATGATCACGTCGTTCATGTTGTACTCGCGCATGCGCTCCCAGGCATCAGGATCACCGGCCATGCACTTGACCCACAGGTCGTGCCCCTCATGCGGAGTCTTACCGACTCCAAGGTACTTCTGTGAGACATACTCAAGGCTGTTCTTGACCTCTCCGAAGGTCTTGCGGATCACCTGGTAGAGATCCACGTGTTGGTAGGGGCTCGGCGGTCCGAGCCCTGCCTCAAGAAACGCGCTGTTCAGCTTAGGCATGTCGTACTTCTTGCCGTTGTAGGTGACTACAACGTCAGCATCGTTCACAGCTCTATAGATGCAACCCAGTCCGACGCCTGTGGCGTCGTATCTGGTACCTTGTCCGAAGGACACACCTGCCTCTCCATGCCGCTTCCACGCGGCACACAGCAGATGACCAGCGTCTACGATCTGACTGACGGACGTTGTGTCGTTGCCGTAGAGCTGCCAGCGATGCACCACTGATGGTGCGTATTCAATGTCCAGAGTGACGATCCTCACTTGATCCCCACCTCTCGCTCAAGCACTTGAGTCTTTCTCTTGGCCAGATACACATCGTATTCAGCCTGTGATTCAACCCAGTAGTATCGATCAAACCGAGCCGTCCACTCGTCTGCTAGTGCTTGTGCACTCTTCCTGGTGTAGAGGCTTCCACCAAAGTAGTCAAGCCCATCGTATCTCTCGCACACCACATAGTATCCATGCCAGGGCTCAGAAACTACCCTCGGCCTGCCCCACCAGCTCACTCAGGATCACCTGTCCCCAGCGTGTACAGTTCCAGCTCATCCATGTCGCTGGCACCCCAGAAGTTGCCACCGTCCAGCTTGAAGCTGTTGGCCCTGTCTGACAGGGCTTGACGAGACTCTTCCTCTGTGATAATGTCGTTGTACTCGGGTGGCTCATCGTAGATGCCGGAGCCGATCCATTCAGCGGGCGTAGGCTCAGCGTTCACGCCGGGAATCCTCTCATATCGTGGGTTGTACTCATCCAGTAGACTTTCCATCTCCCAGAGCATCTGACGGATGCTGGCAACCGTAGCGTTCTTCTTGAGAGTCCATGTGGTCTCTCGGTTGCCCTCCTTGATGCGGAGGAGCAGGGAGCCCCCCGTAGAGGGCTCCCACGTAAACTTAGTTGGCATCATGCTCCATCTGGACAAGGTCCCAGGCGATCTCAGCGTAGCCGAGATCGGGCTCTTCAAGCCACAGTCGGGCCTGATCCATCCACTGGCTCTTGTTGCCGTGGTAGAGTGCGAAGCCCTCTATAGCTCTAGCATACCACAGGGCGGCTGATCCGTCAAGTGGCTCATCCTCAAGCAAGGATGTCATGAAAGTAGTCCTCTCCATACAGCAGGAACATGCTGTTCACGTCTTCCTTCGCCTCCATGCGCGCGACTTCCGTCGATCGCGGGAAGTAGTGTAGCCACGTTTCGGCAAAGGAGTTACCAGCGTTGTCTCCATCGGCGAAGACAACAATACGGTGAAAGTCTTCGAACAATCGGTAGTAGTGGGCCTTCCAGGTCTGGGCGCCCGGAAGAGCGACCGCTGGATAACCCAATTGATTGAGAATGAGAGCGTCCAGCTCTCCTTCAGTAACGCAAATCGCGGGACCTGCTGAGACAAGGTAGTCAACACCATAGATCCGAGCGCGGTCACCAGCTCTTGTTCGGTACTTACTGTGTCCGTGATAGTCGTTGCAGTTGTGGTCGCGAATGCATCGGTAACGGAGGCTGACAACGCCAGCCCTTGTGAGGTAGGGGATGCTGAGATAGTTACCGTTTGCATCAGCATCGAATTCGAGGGGTTCATCAACCACGCCTAGTCGTGCCGTACCTGCTGCGTCCTCTGTAATCCCTCGTCCCGCCAGATAGTCCTCTGCGAGATCCAGATTGGCGTGGTACCTCTCCGTCAGGGCTTCCAGCAAGCTCCTCTGCGCGCTTGTAAGCGTCGGCACCAGACAGTTCTCCCTGTCGCATTAGAAGGCCGATGGCGTCCCCTTGGACGCCACAACCGAAGCACTTGAAATAGTAGTCGTTGTGCCAAGCCGAAGGGTTGGCGTCGTCATGGAACGGACACGTCATCTTGGCTGAGAAAGCAGGCACTTCCATGTGGAAGTGCCCTTCGAGCACCGGAGCAATCCTATACCTGGCTGTCTCCACTGATGAAATCCTCCAAGTACATGACCACGAAGCTCTTGGCGATACTGTGGTTAGGGTTCTTAACGATCAGGATAGGTACTGGGGCGCTTGGAAGATTACGCGCCTTCCGGTAAGACTCGGACTCTCTTCGGGCTTCGTCGAGCCATGCTCTAAGGTTGAGAGACGACTTTGCATCTCGTCTAGCCTTGAGTTCAGCAATGAATTCTCCGCCACCAAGAACGAGATCACCTTCGTCATCTCTTCCAGCGCGAGCAAGGCGTTCGGTTCGAAGTCCTGTATCTCGTAGAAACTGAAGCGTATCCGTCTCAAACTTGCTTCCAACTCTTCTGGCGTCATTAGACACCTTTCATCCTCTCCATGCCTGTCAACCCTGTGAGCACCCCCGCAAGTACGGGGGCACTTAGACCACCAGTTATTGTGGCAGGGGCAGATGGCACTCATAGCTCCTCAATCGTGGCATACTCTGGCTGAACCCAGAAGGTGAAGTAGTCTTCACCTGTGTGATTGGCCCAACCGTCACGGTTCTTGACCGGAGCCAAATAGAAGCCGCTGTCATCAGCGGCGCAGGTGAGAGCCAGGATAGCCATCTTAGTGATCTTGTTCAGGAAGGCCTTCTTGGCCTGAGTGGGGCTCCCATTGGAGCCAGGATCGTTCTCACTCGTGTGGCAGGCGATGATGATGCAGGAGTTCGTCTCACGGGCAAGCTTGTCAAGGTAGCGGACGATAGACTCGTCCGTACCGCTTCCCTCTTCGACGTAGTCAACCTTCATCAGAATGTCCACCACCACGAGATGTGGATACTCACCCCACAGTTCTTCGAAGGCTTCAAGCTCCTCTTCGATCTCTTCAAGTGTTGGAGAAGGAGAGAAGTTCCAGCGAACCCAGTCTAGATCCTCAAGCTGCTCAGCAGCCCATTCGGGATCCTCAATTAGACGTTCACGAACGTCTTTGGAGTCTTCGCGGATACGCCTTGCGATGAACCGTGAGGCAATAGTAGCTTCATTGGAGTCGTTGCTGATGTACAACGTGGGAACCTTCATCTGGTCCACCAGTTCACCAATGAACATGGTCTTCATAGACCCAGGGGTGCCTCCGATGAGAACAGCACCACCACGGTAGAATCGGACGCCTCGCTCTGCGAGGCTAGAGAATACATCGGGAAGGGGCTCCCCAACGGAGAGCCCCCGACCTACAACACGTGCCAGCTTAAACGACACGGGTTACCTTTCGTCAGTCCCAGATAGGGTCGCACTGGTCGTTACGGTCGGAGCTCGGGCAGAACATACCCGACCAGCGCTTACCGTTCTTCTCACCGCTACGCTCTACAGCCTCTCCGTGCTTGCAGGAGAAACCATCCTCGTCCTCAGTGACCTTGCCCTTGCGAGAAGATCGCTGCGAGCCCCCGGAGCTCTTGCCCCAAGAACTGTTCGAGCGGCCCGAAGAGGCCGCTGAAGCCCGGGAAGCTGCCTTTGGGGCACTGCCACCGTGGGCCTCAACGAGGTCGTTACCGCGCTTGGCGGTAAGCTCCATCAGGATGGACCAACTGTCATCGTCGGTAAGCACCTCAATGGCCTCATCAACGCTGTTGAAGTGGCCCACGATCCAAGCCTGAGTGCCGCTGCCTCCCTTGAGGGAGATGGTGATCATGTCTCGATCACTCACGGGCGCCTTGTCGGCCGCCCAATCTGGTGCATTGTTGTCGTCCGCCCACACATCCGGTTCGGTGGACTCAGTCTTCTTGACTGGCATTTTTCCCTCTTCTGTTAGTTTGTAATACAAGGGGGTGTAGACAGGAGAATCATCCGCTATAATGCGGGTTGAGAGAATCAAACTGTCTAGTGACATCAGTGTCTCCTGACTGTAGGAAGCAGGCGTCTGCGACGCTGCACCTCTCGCAGTTCTTACCGCGAACTGGCAGGAACACCTTGTTGCTAACTCCACTGTACCACTGCTGGACCATCTTGTCAACTGTGTCGAGTGTCCAGTGGGACACGTCCATGGTGTAGAACGTATCATCCTTGAACATGTAGTTCGAAGCTTCGTGCACCTCAAGACCCAACTTGATCTCAGTCAGCACCTTGTAGAACCCGAGCTGCTGGTCGCTGTCGGGGCGTGTCGCTCCCGACTTCAGATCAACGATGTTGGCCAGTCTTCCATCGTGGAAGACCTTTACGCGGTCAACGAAGCCCTTGACTTCGATACCAGAGGGCAGTACAGTGGAAACATCAAGCTCCACATAGGTCCAGACATCTCCGATGTCTTGCCACTGCCACGCGTACTCAACAACCTTGTCCTTCCAGTACTCATAACGCTGCTGGTTTTTACCCCAGCCTCCGGCAAGCCACAGTTCCATCTGTGGCTCGATTTTCAGAGCCTTGGTCATCTCCTCATGGAGGCAATCAAGCGCCATGATGTCAGCATAGTTCCACATCTCGTTCTTGTCAATGTGCTCCGTGACCTTGTGAACGGCAGAGCCGCCAATGAGCCACCATGCGGGCATGGTAGGATAGTTCTTGATCTTCTCCAGCTCGAACGCCTTACCACAGCGCAGGTAGCTGTTGATCGATGAGTGTGATGCATGCATGTTCCCACCGTACCACGGAGTAGCCTCCGTGTCAAGCGTCATGATATTTCGGACACGTAGTGTCCTGACCACTACCACCAGAGATGTCATAGTCACTTTGAGACTACTTGACAAGACCCTAGGTCTTGTGTACAATCGAACGTAGTGAGTAAGAGTCGAGGTAGGAGTCCCTACCGGACTCCGACGAGTACTAGACCTATTGACAGCACGCCGTAGTCGTGTTAGAGTGGAACCCATGAGACTACTAGCTAACGGCAGTATCCGCGTCCCTGAGGACGAGGCGGACCTGGTCAAGCTGTTCGAGTGGATCGATCGCCAGCACACGCTGGCGTTGGACACTGAGACCACAGGCCTTGACATCTACGCAGATGGCCACAGGCTTCGCCTGGTGGCCCTGGCAACACCTTCTGAGGCATGGGTCATCCCGTGGGAGTATTGGTACCCACAGGGCGTTCCCGGACGCCTGGTCGAGATGATCGCAAGCAAGCGTTTGATCATGCACAACGCGTCATACGACATTCAAGTGCTCGCCCACCACACGTGGGGACACGTGGGCATCGAACGCTGGTGGTCACGTGTTCGTGACACTAAGATCATAGCACATCAGGTGGACCCAAGGGGCCCAGACGAAGGTGGCATCGGTCAGTCCCTTGAGGAATTGGTCAAGCACTACATGCCTGAGTACGCCAAGCTTGGTGATGATCTCAAGTCGGAGTTCCTGCGACTGAAGCAGGCAGGCGCTATTCCTAAGTCTACACCCATGGCTCAGATGTACGCGGCCATGCCGCTTGACAACGAGATGTATCTGGTGTACGCTGGTACAGACGCCATCCTCACAGCCAGGCTCTTCAAGATCCTGGGCAAGCTGGTGGACGTCAACAGTGATCTGACGAAGGCGGATCACAAGACTGCCATGATCGCTAGCATCATGGATGCTAACGGGTTCCTTTTGGACGTCGAGTATGCTAACGATCTTAGTCAGACTCTCACAGCCCAGGAGTTCCGCTGGAAGGAAGTAGCCCGATCCTTCGGGCTGGAGAACATCAACTCACCACAGCAGGTGTACGAAGCCCTTACAAAGCAGGGCTTTGTGATCGTTGAAAAGACCAAGAAGGGCAACCCACAGATTGACAAGAACTTCCTTGCTCAGCATGACGAACACCCGCTGGTGAAGTCTATCATCGAAGGAAAGAAGGCTGGCAAGTGGAGAACAACGTGGGTGGAGAAATTCCTTGCTGCGTCGGACTCACAGGGGAGGGTACACCCCTCGACCAATACCTTGCGTGCCCGCACTGCAAGATTCAGTATCACTGGGATACCCGCGCAGACACTTCCGTCTTCGGATTCACTGGTCAGATCATGCTTTGTGAGCGACATCGGGGAAGTAGTTGTAGGTGTAGACTACGCTAACCAAGAGCTGCGGTTTGCCGCAGCCATGGCACCAGACACCCGTATGATCAAGGCGTTCCGCAACGGTGAGAACCTTCACATGATCACAGCCAAGACAGCCTTTCCTGGGAAGGATGTCAGCAAGGGCACCCCTTACTACGACCTGGGGAAGATGGGTAACTTCGCCGTAGGATACGGCGCAGGTGTCAGCGGACTCGTCCGGCAGGGCATGACTCAGCAGCAGGCCGTTGCCGTGCGCAACGGCATCAAAACCGCCTACAAGGGCATGACAGGGCTCTCTGAGCGCCTACAGGCACAGGCCCTGAGTCAGGGCTACATCACCACCTGGACAGGCCGTAGGCTTCCTGTGGACGTCGGCCGCGAGTATGCGGCCTTCAACTACTACGTGCAGTCCGGCTGTCGTGACATCACTGCTCAGGCCATGCATCGTCTGTACGATGCTGGCTACGTGGAGTACATGCGTCTGGCCATTCACGATGAGCTGCTGTTCAGCCTTCCGAACGATGAGGACATGATCAGGGAGGTTGTCTCCCTGATGAGTACCAAGGTCAAGATGCTGGACCTTCCAGCAGAAGCCAAGATTGGTAGTCGGTCCTGGGGGAGCCTCTACCAGGAGGCTTGACAAACACGCAGTGATGTGGTACAGTAGTAATACGAGGTGCCACCGGGGGAAGGACGGTGCGGGCTGCTTAGTGGTCAGCCCACCTCAGTAGCGGAGTGGACTGGAGTTAGGTACCAGCGCGGGCTCATAATCCGTACGACGCGAGTTCAAATCTCGCCTCCGCCACCAACGATCTTTAGCTCAATAGTAGAGCACTCGGTTGAAGCCCGAGGTACGGTGGTGCGATTCCATCAGGATCGGCGTAACACAATCGGGTGTGGGCCAGTGGCTAGGCCACCTGTTTTGGATACAGGATATCGCGGGTTCGAGTCCCGCCTCCCGGACAAAGTGAACGTAGCTCAATTGGATAGAGCGACAGTCTCCAAAACTGTTAGATGAAGGTTCGAATCCTTCCGGTCGCGCTGGTAAGGTCCGCCGATTGGCACCGGCAGCTCCCTGCTAAGGAGTAAGGGTAACACCTTTGCGAGTTCGATTCTCGCTCTTACCGCCTCATGGTTGCCAGATCCATCGAGTGAAACCTTCAAAACTGGCCGTCCTGGGTATGACGTTAAACTGCTACATGGAAGCTATGGCTAATGGTGGCCAACTGTCTAGAAAACAGCGAGAGGTAACACTCTAGAGGGTTCGATTCCTTCAGTTTCCGCACTACGGCTGGTCTAGGTGAAGTCCTGGATAAGGGGTACCACAAAGGGGCGCTCTTAAACGCACCACCAGATCCGTATTAAGGTTGAGGGGCTGAGGCCCCTCGACACCAAGCCCTCATGGTCTAACGGCTATGACGTCACTCTTCCAAAGTGAAGACGTCGGTTCAATTCCGACTGGGGGTTCCGCCTCTGTAACATAGTGGTAATGTAGCTGACTCTTAATCAGCGAATCTAGGTTCGATTCCTAGTGGGGGCACCGTACCTGTGTAGCATAATGGATAGTGCGCTGAGCTTCTACCTCAGGTAGTGAGGGTTCGACTCCTTCCACAGGTACCAATGGTCTGTAGCCTAATCGGTAAGGCACCATCCTGTTAAGTTGGTGAATGTAGGTTCGAATCCTGCCAGATCAGCCGTGGATCTGTAGCCCAACGTAGAGGCACAGCGCTCAAACCGCTGAAAGTGCGGGTTCATTCCCCGCCAGATCTACCAACGGACGTTAACTTAACGGTTAAAGTACCACCCTGTCAAGGTGGAGGATGCGGGTTCGACTCCCGTACGTCTGACGCGGAGTCGTAGTTAGAAGTGGTAGAACACCCGGGGAAAACCGGGAGGTCTAGGTTCGAATCCTAGCGGCAATGCCAATGGTCCATTGGTGTAATGGAAGCATAACAGCCTCTCAAGCTGTATGAGCGGGTTCAATTCCCGCATGGACTACGATCAGCGGCTGATCACCGCTGCTCTGCAAACAGCGTCATGAACTGTTTGAGTGATATAGTGTAGTGGCAGCACAGGACCCTGCCGGTCCTAGGGGTTAGGTTCGATTCCTAACTATCACGCTCAATCTCCATGTAGCTTAGTTGGTTAAAGCCCTCGTCTGATAAGCGAGAGATCGAAGGTTCAAGTCCTTCTGTGGAGACCAAGCCTTATTAGCTCAACGGCTAGAGCACCTGTTTAGTAATCAGGTGATGTGGGTTCGATTCCTACATGAGGCTCTTTATGCACCCATAGTTCAATGGTAGAGCGGCTGTCCTACACACAGCGAATCAGGGTTCAAATCCTTGTGGGTGTACCAAACCTCTATAGCTTAATGGATAGAGCTACAGGCTACGAACCTGTTAGGTGGGAGTTCGAATCTCTCTAGAGGTACAAGGAACTGCGCAGCAGACCATAATGCCCGAGTGCCTGAAATATGCGTACAACAAGGCTGAATCCGGTAAGGGGCGGGCTACTCCGGATCGTAGTTCCTTCTATTCCCCGTTGGTGTAACGGCAGCACAGTTGGCTCTGAACCAACTGGTCGAAGTTCGAATCTTCGGTGGGGAGCTCAACGCGTGAGCACTGGTGTGCAAGGGAGTCTGTAAAACTCTCGCTTCGGCATGGTAGGTTCGATCCCTACACACGTGACCACGGGTAGTTAGTTCAATGGCCAGAACCCTTGAATGTGACTCAAGAGAACTAAGTTCAATTCTTAGACTACCCTCTGGACGTATAGCCCAACGGGAGAGGCAACGGCCTTAGAAGCCGTACAGGTGATGGGTTCGAATCCCTCTACGTCTACTTAGGAGGCACCATGAGACAAATTCGGAGACCCATGGGAAAGCACAGTAAGGCGTCCGTCTGTCCGCTACAGTGCGGAGATGCCGGTGATTGTGGATGCAATAGCTGCATCCTAGGAAGCCACACGAATGTAGGACCATCCGGGCATTGTTTCATGCCCTCAAGCAACTGCCACAAGGGATGCAGTGATGGGCTCCCAGCCTAGGTGCTATGATGCAGGCTACTGCACCTGCATCTGCCACGACTGCAAAACAGCAGTCCTGCAAGGACTACCTGACGCCTGGCATTGTGCTGTCCATGGTAGTTGTTGCCACAAGGGATGTGAGTCATGAACGAGAATATCGAAGGCTGCCCTAAGGCCTGCATCTGCGATTGTGTTTGCAACAGATGCAAGACTGCTGTATCCGTAATCAGCCATTGCCATCAGCACTCCAATGAGTGCCATCTGTATTGTGCGAAGTGACCATGAGTCAAAGTATCAGAGGATGCGCCGAGCCAGGACAGTGCGACTGTCAGAATTGCTACAATGGGATCTGTGATATGACTGGACCAGGCTGGCATTGTGGAGACCACGATGCCTATTGTCATGTGGGGTGTACTGCATGAGTTGTATGCCTTGGACCTGTAACTGCAACTGCACCACCTGTAAGAAGGGTGAGCACAGAGCCCACACCTTCTGTACTCACAACAGCGGATGTCACTGGGAGTGTAATTAATGTCCAAGCACTGCTCTAGTCATGGCAGTTGCTACTGCCAGGGCACTCAGTCCTGTGTTTGTCAGGGAAGCTATCCAGCTTCCTACCACTGCTACAACCATGGTAATGGTTGCCACCTCACCTGTGACCCCTAAACAAGAATAAGCCCCCCTCTTTCGAGGGGGGCTATTTTTTATGCCTTGATTGGGTTGCGGGCCTTGATTGATCCCGCCATACTGCATAGCAGCAGCCACCCGATGGGCAGCAGTGCCAGCTCTGCTGGCAGGACAAGGAACACAGCCACACTTACGACCATGTTCCAGAACTGAAACACCTGGTTGCGGAACATGGGCTACTGCTTACAGTAGACCGGCGGTAGAGTTTCCGCCCCACCAGTTCGTTCCGTCGCAGAAGACGTCGAACTGACCAATCTTGCTCGCAGTGATGGCGATCCCAGTTCCACCAGCGGTACCGTTGATGGTTCCACCAGCAGTCTTCAGGGTCATCTGGCCAGCGTTGCTGACAGTCTGAATGAAGACGAAGTTACGGCCCTTGCGGGCTGCGCTAGCAGCGGGCAGGGTGATGACGTACGCGTTGGTCGGATCGTACGTGATGACAAAGTCATTGTCAGTCACAGTGTACGTCGCAGTCAACGGGGTTCCCGTGATGGTGTAGTTGACATCGTCGAAACCGGACATAGTTACTCCTTGGTGGGGGTGAAGAAATTGTGAACAACCGCACCAAGTCCGGCGGAAGCCGCCGCTAGCAGGACGGTCTTATTGATGGATGCGCTGGTGTTGAGCACAGCTCCACCAGCGGTAACGAACACGACCAGAGCAGTGATCAGGTCATGCAGGTTGGGCTTAGTGAACTTGAACATTACAGCTTCGCCTTGATCTCCGCCAGCTCCGCATCAGCGACAGCCTTGGGGTCCACAGTGGTTACAGTGATAGCGTTCACCTTAGCGGCAAGCGCATTGACAGCCGCTAGGATAGCGGCAGTGTTGTGAGCAGTATCCACAAGATACTGTCTCATATCTTCCTGGTCCAGCGTAGGGTTTCTGAATCCCCATACGTCAGCAGGTACCATGTTGTCTCCAGTGACTAGTGCGGTCAGTTCGTCAACTGACCCCTTGAATGCATTCGTGTCGCGCGGGGTGCTGGTGTACTGCCAGATAGCAGGCGTGATCCCGCCGTATGGCAGGGGCCAACGATTCTCATCGTATGGACGGTACTCGGAGCCGACCACAGGGACGCCCATGGAGGCCAGATTGCCGCCTGTGATGCCCCAGTACCAGCGAGGGTAGTAGACTGCCCACACCCGTCCGCCAAGGGCCTCTAGGGCCTTGATGAAGCGGTTACAGTCGTCCACGTTCGGGGTGCTCACACCCTCTCTTTCAACGTCCAGCATGCACGGCGTGTTCTTGGCGAACCCGAAGTACCAAGCCGCCTGATCCTCAGGCGTATAGTTCTCACTGTGGATCAGGAAGTGGTATCCGCTGAATGTGATGTTCAGCGCCTTGGCCTGCTGTTCGAAGTTGTGGTACTGCTTGTCCATGTAGTAGTTGCCCTCAGTGGCCTTGGCCACTACAAGAGGCGTACCTGCCTGAACCTTGAATCCAGTGTCGTAGCTGCTCAGATCATTATAGAACAGGCTCATCGCTCTCCATCCCCAGATACTTCAGGCTCTCCTGATAGCTCATTGAAAGTGCGGGCAGCGCTCGAACCATCCCATCGGACCCAATCTGTTCCGCTACCCGAATAGCGTCGCTTCTCAGCCGATTCTTCTCGGATCCAATGTAGTTCCCCGAAGCTTCTAGCTGTGATCTCGTCAACCATGCCCGTGGACGGGAGTCCCCAGAGCTGTTGCCATCCCCGGATCCCGCGTACTGTGGTCTCATCGAGAACCCCTGTTCTTGGTAGTTTTAGAATGAGTTGAACTGTTTCCACCGCGTGGCCCGTGGCTCCAAGCCACAGATCCTTCTCGAACCAACTCGGGGTCTCCTTCGACAATCGCCCTCAGCTCCTCAAGCTCTTCCTCAAGACTTTCAATCTTGAGCTGCTGGACCTCTACCAGATCCTTCAGATCTGAGATGGTCTGCTTCTTTACGTTGCTTCTGTTGATTGCCAGGGCTGCCGCCATGGCAAAGATGATGGTAACAATGTCAAGCATACTCTTGCCGAACATGTTTCTCCTTATTGGATCACACGACAGACAAGAATCAAGTAACCACCGTGTGCGTTGGAGTCCTGGTTGTTCCCGGATGCAGCCTTCGCAAGCTCGGGAGCTTGCTGCTCAAAGGTGTAGTCATCCACGATCACCAGACTGGCGTCATTATAGTTCAAGTCCTGGAACAGGACGATGTTGCCGCTTGCAGTCAGAGCCTCAATAGCCTTGATTCGCTGGTAGGCGAATCCATCATCACCATTGTCCACACCGAACTTGTCCTCTTCGTGGTCGAAACACAGTAGAGGTAGCTGGATGAGAACCTGGCGACTGACGCCAGGAAGGGCTCTTAGTTGATAGCCACTGAATACAGGGCTGTAAGTACCGGAAACGCCTCTGTTAATTACGAACTTGAACTGGAACCACTCCTGAGCATTACCAATATCGGAGATGAAAAACGGAGTCGTAGCACCAGCGGTGCTAGAACCAGTCAGTCCTTGTGCAATCACATTGAGACCACTACTAGGGTTCTGTCCGTAGACATCGATAGAGCCACTAGTAATATCCTGGTGTCTTGCGTACACGTACTTGAAGTGCTTAGGCTCAAGGGTGTTATAGCGGATCTTAGGAGTGTAGATAAAACCACTAGGAATCTTCTGCCCGTTGTTACGAGTAGCAAACACCTGGCCACCTACAGCCCATGCAAGACATCCCTGAACTGGGACCAGCGTAGAACCGATGGTCTGATTGGTACCCATATTAGTGATGGAATTAACGAACGAACCAATGGCTGCAACTGGTGACATCACATCATTGGCGTAAGGCTGACTACCTGTAGAGGTAGTCTGAGACAGGTCCACTCTGATAAGCATGTCCGTGGTGGAAGCATCAGATGGGTTGGCCCAGCCCTGCTGGGGAATCATAGTGTTGGCCTGATTACCGATGAACAGGAACCTGTCGTATCCACCGATCGCATGGACTCCCACCTGAAGTGGGTCCTGTACGATCAGAGGACCATAGGTTACATTGCCACTCGAATCACTGACAGCAATTCTGAAGCCCTTGTTAGTGCCGATACCAATGAACGTTCCGATGTACGCGTACATCGCCAGGATAGTTTCACCGTATGGCATGGTTGCTGCTACGATACCAGAAGTAAGCGTAGGAAGAGCACCACCGGAATCCAGTGTGAAACGATGGATCTGAGAGATGGCGCTACCAGCGCTACCTGAAACAATGATCGCAGATTCGATCTCGGAAATAGCAGAGAAAACATAGGCCGAGTTTTGGTGCGTGAACTTAGGGATCGGCAGAGCTGGTCCAGCCCCTACAAGCTCATAGACGTTGTTGTCAAGTCCTGCAACCAGACGTCCCTTGATCCAGCCGATAACATAGTTACCAGAAGTGCTGGGCATGTTCCAGATCTTAGTAGCGGCCACACCAGGTGTGCTGATCACACCCTTGTAGATACCAGTCTTATCAGCAAAGTAATAATTCGTACCGTCATCGGTGAACGTATTAGCCAGGCCGGTAAGACCGCCTGGCATAGTGTAGGAACTGTTGAGTGCACCATAACTAGCGGAAGTGATAGTCTTCGCTCCGATATCGAGCACAAGAACACCATCAGCAGCAGTAGGATTCTGGCTAGCATAGATGCTGCGTAGCTGCATCGGACCAGTTCCGGTTAGGAGTCCCTGTGTCTGTGGGAGTAGGGTCACCTGTCCAGGTGTCCCCAGAGTGTCCAGTCCCTCACTGTACGAGTACCGGAATCCCAGAGCAGGATCCTCAGTGGTGTCAAGGAACTGAACTCCGGCACCTTCAGAGAAGGTGCTCTGTGATCTCAGCCACCAGCCCCAAATAGACTGCTCACCCGGAGTCTGCTGATTGTCGAACTGATCCTTGCGGATCGGAGAGAACGAACGCTCGTAGATACGACGGAAGTACGTACCACGTCCGCTCTCTCCCGCGATGAACGGAATACCGCCGATGGCGTAGTCATACGCGATATCAGTCTTCAGATACTGATTGGAAAACGGCCCCGGTAGTGGGGAGATTCCGGAAGGAAGTCCCTGAGCGATACCATTGGTGTTCTGTAGAAAGGCGGTCAGAGACATGCTACTCCCTTACACGACGCCGTACAAGTTGAATGTGCTGTTGGTTGCGAAGTTTCCAGATGCCACAGACAGTGCGGCAGAGGTTACCGCCACAAGATTTGCGCTGTTACCAGCAGCGCCGGATCCAGTCATAACCGTTGCCAGAGTACCAGAGTCGGCGGCAGAACTGCCGAACAGGATCTGCTTCACGAATGCCGTGTTGTGGTAGAACGGGATTTCAATCCATCCGTAACCAGCACCCTGAGTAGCGTGCTGAGTGGTCCATACCACTCCGCAGACCATAGAAGCCTGAGCTGCCGCAGCATTGCTGAAGGCAGTGTTTCCCTGGTTCCAGCCGAAGTACTGGTAGTCGTAGTTGGCTGCTGCACCATTGATGGTGAACAACAGGTTGTCGATACCGGTGCCACCAGCATTGGTGGTCTTGGCCACATACTCGATTCTGAGATGCGTGAAGATCTGGGGAATGCTGTTGAAGCTGATGGTTCCAGTTCCACCGGTAGTCTGCGAGCTGATCAGATATCTTCCGCTCATCATGACCCAAGTGCCCGGAGTTCCAGCAGAGGTGCACATCCAGAAACCACCATAGCCACTGTCACTGACAACGTCACCAACAGCGAAGGTTCCAGAGACAGGCGGACCGCCAGCGGTCTGCCCTACCACACGGAAAGGGTTGGTAGTTGCACCGGTTAGACCAGTGGCAGACACGGAGGCCTCAGTGAGTCCTCCGGTTCCAGTCCAAGCACCAGATCCCATAGTCTGCGCGCCACTGAAGGTGGCTGTAGCAACAGCAGGGCTGGTAAGGGTCTTGTTGGTCAGGGTGTCCGTGCTGGTTCTTCCCACAAGAGTCTGGGCAGTCCCTGGAAGGGTCATGCCACCGATGGTGCCAGTCACCGTAGCACTGCTCAGGTTGGGAGTGTTGTATGTTGCAGAGCCAGTTACCGTACCGGTGATGGACGGGTTTACAAGGCTGAATACAGGAGAGCCGGTAATAGCCGGGCTCAGCAGGGTCTTGTTCTCAAGAGTCTGCGTTTCCTTGGTTCCCACGACCACATTGCCAGCTAGGTTGGTCAATCCGTGGACTGCCTCAGTAGAGGCATCCACAGGTCCAGCAGAGTCGATGTGGGATCTGTTCTCTCTGAAGTGAAGACCGATAGCAGTGTGCGTGATCGTCTGGTTCAGGGGCTGATTCTGTGCTACAGTCCCGTCATAACCACGAACAGCAGTCCAAGTGGTTCCAGACACGTTGGTCACGTGGATGGCTTCCTGCAAGGCAGTACCGATACCGAATGTAGCAGTGAAGGGTGTAGATGGCCAGCTACTAGAAGACAGCACCGGGATACTGGTTGCTGCTGCTGCAACTGGTGAGGCTAGGAAAGTCTGCGGTACGTTAGTTGCAAACTGCTCTCCAGTAGGCATGTGTGTCCTTAGGGCTAGAAGTCGTAGTGTGATACAAGTGGGTAGCGGTCACGAAGCTTGGCAGCTTCCTGCTCATAACGCTGCCCGTATAGTTGCCCGAAGTACTGCGATACGCGGCTTGCAGAGCCGGGCTGCACATACTGTGCACGCTCAGAGGCTTCCACAGCAGCCATGGTAAGACGTGGTCCTTCGAGCTGTACAGACAGCTTGCTGCAAGCTCCCCATACGATGACGTCCTGGCAGGTGTCCGGCAAGCCAGTTACACTGGCGAAGTCGTCGCTAGGATTCACCAGCGTGGTTGGCTCCTTGCGGTAAGTCACAAGAACCTGACGACCAGGAACAACGTCATCACCCAGATAGAGAGACTTACCAGTGCTTCCCAGCTCACCAGTGGCAGTATCAGCCTGTCCGACGAATCGCCAGTTACGGGCGAACGGCCACACGTGGCTTGGTCCGATCAACTGGTTCTGAACGCTGATAACCTCTTGGGCCGCTGCTGGAAGAGAGTACTCATACACAACACTGATCTTGGGGAAGCTCACCTGTGCTACTCCGAAGAGTCCAGGATAGACACCACGGATGGTGTCGTTGACAGCTTCCACAATACGCACATAGGGCCAGATCGGATTATTCTCAACCTTTACACCGCTGTTGTGGGAACTGGCAGGGCTTCCATTGAAGCCCCTTCCAAACGGAGAAATGGTAACAATACCCGTGGATGCGGACTTGCTGTCCACGTACATCAGCTCATTACCATCCACTTCGATCTCTCCGCGAGAGATCTGGTTGGCATCGTTAACCGTGAAGGATAGATCCGCGTTGGTGATGTTCTGGGTCAGATAGGTCAACTGCTGCTGGTTCTGAGAGAACCCAGCCACTTCCTGACGAACACGGTCAACTAGATTCTGTAGCGTAGCCATCAGCCCACCTGAGTGATGGAGATGAACGCCTTGTAGATCGCACCGGCAGAAGCATTATTGATCACGTACACGCTGACCTGGTCAGCAGCCGCGAGGTTGAAATAGATCGTGTACGGCTGACTCATCGTGTTCGCCACATTGGCGAGAGGAATGGCAGTCTGGAAGCTGGTGTTAATCTTGATACCGATGTTGTCAAGCTGGGTGCTCTCAGCGGTGGCACCGAAGCCACCGGCAAAGATAACCTGGTAGATTCCAGCACCGACAGCCGTAGCCGTGGTGATCGAAGTACCGGCAGTCGGAGCGGCAGCGGT